AACGATTCCCCCTATCTATAATATATGAATATCTTACCATATCTAGGTTTATTTTGGAAGTGCATTGTGTGCATATCTGACTGTTTTTGGTAAATTTACCGAAACGGTATTCTCGTTTGACCGAATTTGGTAAAACGGTTCAACCTGTGGTAAATTTTCCACACCTTGATTAGTCCATGATGATCTAAAGGGAATTTTCCTTTGAGATGTTTCAGAATCCTCTTTATATTGATTCCCATCCGAAAGTTTCGGCTCGGATTTGCTTGCCGAATTCTTCGGAATCCTCACTCCCGAAAATTTTAGGGTGTGAATCAGTCAGATATTGCGGAGTCCTAAAAATTGCTCTGTGGGGGAATTTTTGATTAGCTATAAGACCGCTTTAGCACTAGGGGTAATCGGTATTTTTGCACAATATAGGCATTATAAACACTACACATATATAGCATTTTGCACAATTTCACGTACACTTGACTAACAGTCAAATGAATGTTCCTATGAAATCTCGGTTTCTTGTGCTTTAGTACTATGTAAACAGTGTACAATACTACACTATTATCCACTCTTTTTCCCCACATATAAATAGTAAATGCCTGATAAATAGCCGATGCCTGATAAACTGTACGGATAAAGCCGTTACGCAAGATATTGTGGTTGCAGAAACTATGATATATGCAAAATGCGTCAAATATAGTGCGCATAATTGCTTTGAATTACCACATATAACCACCAAAAAAACTTCACTCCGTGAAACATTCCGTGAAACATTTAAAGTTATCCACAATTTATTTCAAGTTATCCACAGAGTTATCCACATTATCAGTGGTTTTTAAGGTTTCTCCATTTGGAGAACCCTTTACATTTTCACCACTCAACCTCTTCTTTTCAACCTCTACATCACTGACAATATCACTCTTTTCCATAATTGTTTCCTTTGAGATTGCTCCCATTTCCTGCAATGCCTTAAGATTCTCAATCATTTCAGTAGTAGCAACTGGCATAGACACATTATAGATAACATCAACGTCACTCTCTACACTAATGCCCTGCATACTCAGTATCTTCTTAAATCTCTCAAATCTCTCTCTGAATCCAATATTAAGCCACTTCTTAGTCTCATCTGCATTGACCTGAGCCATAGCATACAATATCTGCATAGCAACGGAACTAACATTAGCAATATTGGTACTAGAGCCTAATACACTAGGAATACAACTAATATCATTGAGCATCTGTTTAAGGTTATCCAGATACAATTTAATCGTATTATAATCCATAGACGCACTGACTACCTTATAGTCACCTGCATCCAAATTGAGTACATAACCAACTGCATCTGTCGGAATAGAACTCTCTATTCTCTGTCCGATAGCAACATTCATAGGATTGAGCGAATTAACATAAATAGCATCACCCATCTTGCTCATAACGTCCTCTAACTCGTCAAGGATAGGTTTAATGTCCGTAAGCATACTCACACCATAGTTGTAGTCCTCATCACTGAAATTATGATAGTGGATAGGCAGACCAACAGACATAGTAGTAGATACTAAATGCTCATCTGCACCCTCATTACTCCAAAGCTCAACGTATGTAGGATAATATACATTCCAATAAGTGATACTTGTAAATACATCCGTCCATGTTTCAATGAAAGCAAGATACTCTCCCATATCATCATATACAGGATAACTGCAAGCACTATCAAGCACTTTACTCTTAATCACTCCATTATCAATATACACAACCTCATATGCGTCACCAAACTTATTTACTCTGTCAAGTATCTGATAGTCAACTGTCTCGTACTGACCAAGCCTATAAATATCATTGAATGTATTAACTGTCTCATTATTCTTTGAGCTTAATGAAACCTTCTTGCCTAATAAAAAAGTATCGTGAAAACGCAGAACAGTTTTAGCATAATTCAATATAGTCTTACGTGTCCTTAATACCTTACCTTTGTAATAGCAATCTTCTCTGCCTAATACCTTGTGTCGTCCTGCAAGATAATCCATATTTGCTACAACACCTGCAATTCTAGCCACATGATTCTTCTGATTAACTTCTTCCATGAACCAAGTAGCAGAACCATCATACTGCTTATCTATATATTCTTGTATTGTCATATTTCTTCCTTTCTATTTACTGTTACAATAGGGAAAATAGACAATAAAAAAAGCTAGGCATATAAATCTATACCTAACGTCATTAAAGTCCTAAATTCCCTATTCTGTTAATAATTATTCTGATTAAAATGGATACCAAAAGCCATTCTTCATAGCTTGAATTGCCAACCAAAAAGCAGAAACTAAATCGTCATGACAGCCGACAACCGCATTAAATGAACCATTCTCTTCTGCCACAAATGTTTTCATTTCCTCTAAAAGATTATTGCTGACAATCTTAACCATTCCTTTATCAAACCATTCCCTTGAATCATTAACCGCCAAACTTTTAGTCTTGTTATTAGTCGAATAACCAATCTGCCAAACAGTTCTGTTAAACTCATCATAACTTTTATACTTGACCATGTTTCCGTAATGATGCTCATAACGTAATCTCTCAATAACAGAATGACCGCCTGATGCTTTCTCGACACAGAGTAATGCTTTGTTGTACCATCTTCCCATTGCATTAACTATGTCGGCAAATATAAAAGGAGCTACCTTATTATTATGGAACTCCGCTACTTGCTCACCATCCTTATCCATTACAAACATAGTAGAGTAGTCATGTTTACCTCCGAGTCCCTCGCTACAATCTACGCCTACGTAATATTTCATGCCGACTCTTGGCACTTTATATATATCAAGTGATTTATTCTGCACATAAGTCCTAAGTATCTGTGGCAGACCAACTATCTTATCAATAGATAGTGGCTTGATGTTCTGCTCTACTAATGCCTGTTGTAGCTTAACTACTTTAGCATTGTCATATACAACTGCACTTCCTGTAGCTACAAAACTCTGTTCGGGCGTAGCAGGATATTCAACGTGGAAAGATTCTAAAGAAGATTCTGCAATTTTACCTCTTCTCCACACGGCTTGTTCTGGTGTCATGCCTAATTTAGCCAACTGTAATTCTTCCTCATCATAATCACCCTCAGTGAGCATCTTGCCATTGTGACGAGCCTTATACAATCTGACTGCTTCATCATACTGTGGCTTGAAGAGTGCTCTTCCGTTTATGAAATTAAAGAAAAATGGTTTCCAGTCATTTTCTCCATTCTTTGCTCCTAAAAAGAGTGACGAATACTCATTGTAGCCATTTGATGTTGACTCAATTATCACGGTTGCTGAACTTGTTACTGCCTGCATAATAGAGGTCAACTGTTCCTGCTGATTCTTATAAAAAGCAAACTCAGATAAATGAACTATGCCATTATAAGTAGAACCTCGTCCAATCGGACGATTACCACAAGTCATACACACGATACTAGAACCATTTTCAAATGTAAGTGCCTGTCTGTTATTAGTAAGCAAATTTGGTCTTAACCAATCTGGTAAAGAATAAAACTGTTGCTTTAATTTCTCGAACACGGCATTGGTACTTGTCTGTGTATGAGATATAAGCACACACGTTGTATTAGGATATATCACACTCTGTCTTATGGATAAGGCTAGAGTTATTGACGAGATTCCGCACTGTCTTGACTTGCTTATAATATTTTTATGAGCCAGATTTTCAACAAGATTTCTCTGCTCATCAGTAAGAATGAATGGAACTGTATGAGTCTCTTTATCCGTAATCTTTATGAATGTCTGAATCCATTCAATCTTATTTTCATCTTTCCATAGCCAGTTTAACTTCTTGGCAGTATCTAAACTAATCTGCATTGATATTCACCCCCTGTAAGAGTTTATCAATTTCACTCTCCGTAGATTTATCAACTGACATTTTGTCGAGTAGCTTATCCATTTCATCAACATACTTGGCACTGTTCACGTCACCAGACAATGCTTTCTTATTCATCTCTTGATAACGCTTCATAAAGTTATAACGCTTCATATACTGCAAATAGATAATCATTGCTTTCTGAACATCATCACGAATGAGCCAATTCTGCTCTGCAAAATCTTCTGTTTTATTCCCACCGCTTTTACTTCTAAAGTTAGCATCTGATTTACAGAGTTCATCCCAACTAATTCTTTTCTTCGGATCAGAGTAATACCAACAAAGATAGGACGCAAGATAATTAGGAACAACCTCTGTTAATGCTTGCATAATTGTCTTTTCCTTAGTCATGATATACCTCTCTTTCCTTATTAAGCATCAAGCAAATATCTTTTATATCTATTTGTGTCTTTGCATATGTCAACTGACGCTTTAAATCTTCAACCTCGTCTTTTAACTTCTTGTTCTCTGCAATTAAATCTTTCTTTCTCATTTTATGTTCCTCACTTTCTAAAACTATTCCAATACACTCCAATTGGAGTGCAATGAAAAAGGATGCCTATGCAATAGACACCCTATCAAATAATCTGTTTTCTTCTTCCGTTAATCCATCTGATTTACCATTTTTGGAAACGTCATCCAATAAAAAATCCTTTAATTCATTATCAAGCACCGCTAAATCAAGTGATGTTCCATCATCAAAGTCTTCGTCAAAATGTGTGAATAATAATTTCTCAATCTTGACTATATCAGTAGCATCTTCCCATGAGTCATAAGGACAATAAGAATATCCTGTTTTGGTTTTCCACTTGATATTAAAAATGTCTCGTCTTACTCTCTTGCGAATATTATTGCTGACTTCTTTCTCAATGCCCTCGTCATACTCTAAGCCATCTATCTGATAAATAGCTACGGACTGCCAGTAACTTATAAGAGGATGTTCTTCATCTATGTACTTGCGCCCACAGTAATCTCCAATATCTGTCTCTTTTTCATCAATAGCTTTATTCATAAGTTTCACGGCTGATTCATCTGCCATAAGAGCTTCATATTTCTTTTCATCAAATTCGTCCTTGTAACTTTTATTACTATATATAAGGAAGAGTAACTGACGACCTTTCATAGACGGAGTAAGATTATAAGTCTCTTGCATCTCATTACAAATATCTGTCTCTATTCTTTGGATAATTTCATTAAGCTCATCTGAATCAAACTTGCCACGACTTTTCATTCCAACCTTATAGCGAAAAGTATAGCCATCATAGAACTCAGTCATATCCTGTTTAGCCAATGCGTTCAAAGATTTACGAAACATATCCTTTATATGATGTTTGGTCTTGCTGATATACTCACTTAAAAGTTGTGGCTTTGAGATACCTTTCTCCTGACAAAACAGAGCAATCTCATCCTCACTTTTATATGCAATGTCATACATATCTCTATTCAACAAATCCAAGTCCTCACAGAACCATGTAGTAAATGATTTAAAATCATAGCCCATATCAACTTTCATTCTGAGATAGTCCATCATAGGTTGAATATAATTTGTATTACGCACACCACCATGTTTAGGCTCAACCAAATCTTTCAACTGCTTTGTAAAGATATATGACTTCTTCTCCTTGTGGGTTTTCTTATTTATAGGATGATAATATTCAAATGATGATTCTATCTCTTTGATTTGAGCTTTCTTGCCATTACCACCCGAATAATTTTTCCATCCTAAGAGCTCAACTATTTGCTTGTATGTATACTCTGTATTTAATTTAATCTCATTCATGTTAATAATCTCCATTCATATTTAATTGCTCATTTTATTTTTATGCTCATTATTCAGCCAACGAGTATAGAGTGGATTGCTCTCGTCTTTATCAAACTCCCAAACCCATTTGTCTCTACTGAAAAATACTCTTACTGGCTTTAATCCATTCTCATAATAAAATCCTGCTTGCACTGGATTGATAATTTTTACTGTTGTCATTTTTTAATTCTCCTTTTTTGTGTTTTGTTTGATACATATTGAGTTGTCCTTGACGGACAAGTGTTACATTTTTGATTTTCCATTTTCGACCGTTGAGGAGTACATATTAAGTAACTTTACTATATGTGCATCTCAACGGACGATTTTGGAAAGTTGTAGGTACGAGTGGCATACGCCTGTGTTGTTTTCTTCACTTGGTTTCCATTAAGAGAGATACTTAGACCGCAAGGGCTAACTCAATATGTGTATCTTCCAAGTGAAAAATTGCAAACTTCTCTTTCTTACTTCAAGGAACGGATGCCCGATTAGGGCAGACGATTATTTCTTTAAGTGATAAAGATAAATTTGATTCAATTTTGAGCCACTTATATATTCTCCAAAATTCCATCATCATTCTTGAAAACGAATACACTTCTCTTATGATCTACATCCATCTTATCTGGCTTAATATCAACAAGCGTATAACCCATCTTCAATAAAGTTCTCGCTTTCTTCGCTGTGAAGATTATCACTGTATCTTTCTCTTTCATGAATCTTATTCCCCTTTCTGTATGATTTATATACTTTCTCAAACTCTCTGTTGTTTAAGTCTTTTGTCATTTCATAAAAATATTCATTCATCTTTCTGTGTCCTTTCTTTTTGGAGGATTAGGTAGCCCATAATGGACTACCTATAAAATATTAACTATGCAAAAAATTTAAGGAGTATTATGGAAAATACTCTACCTAAATAGGTAGCTAATTCATCTGCTCAGTAATAGAGTCAATAGCTCTTTCTATATTATTCTCCACTTTGAATAAGAATACTGAGCGTTGTTTGTTCTTCTTGTCTGCCTTGACGTGAGTTATTCTGTACCCACGTCTCAGCAATTCATTGGCTACATATCCACTGAATATATAGCACTCTGTTTTATGTTCATTTGAATAATTCATTACATCACCTGTTCTGAAACTGCTACTGCATATTTACTTGTCATAGCATAAGAAAAAGGATTGTCACAAATAGAATTGATGCTACTTGGAAATCCTTGTATGTTTATGATATTGTCTTTATATATGCCATTACGATAGAAGTCCACTTCTGGTAGCTTAATTTCTATGTCAGTGTTCCACCATAAGATTTCATTCACTGCTTCAAGGTCTATGTCAGTGCATAACTTTTTATCTTCTACCCAAATCTTGCTACGACCTTTTACTAAGCCTAGCTCTCTTTTAAATTTGTTAAATTCTTCCTTTGTATGACTGCGCTCAAACTCTAATAATTCAGGCAGATCAAGTACCTCATTTATCCAATATTCATGTATGCCAACCCATCTCTTATCTGTGTAAAAGCCAGATTCACTTGAATCTATTGCTATGAGCAACATCATTAATTCATCTGTTAATTTTTTCTTTGGTAAATCATATAAAGACCATAAAAGTAATACAGTTGACAGATTATACTTCTTGCAGTACTTCTCTCTGTAAATGTTCTGTACTCTGTTTAAATTGATTGCTTGTGGATTTATTTCTTCGTGATATGTAAACTGTGTAAGATGATTGTCGAAACATTTTCCCTCTGCTTTAGCAAAATCTACACCGATCTGTTCATTATCTGTATCAGCGATTTTATAATAGCAGTCAAGTTTCTGCTTATCTTTTTCATGCACCTTATTGTCATTAAATATAAATGCACTTTCAATGTTCCAACCTTTAATCTGTTTTAAGATAGCGCATGATAAAAGTGAATCTAAATCATCAGTTAACGTAAGACCAAATTTATCTGTGCCATCAATCCATTCGTTTCCTTTTAATAATTTCTGTCTATATTCTTCCTTCATTCTTTAATCCATAGTGAGATAACCCACTACGAATCAAGATGAAGGCGAAATAATTACATAACAAATTATCTCACCTTCCTTTCTCGACCTATAGTCGCTTATTTGTTTATTTGTTATTTGTTTCATAAAATTCCATGACCTTGTTATATAGGTCTGGATATAAATTGATTTGTTCCTTTTCCCAACGACATATTGTGCTCTTATTACATTCCGCAAATGACGCAACTACTTGTTGAGAAATTTCTTTATATCTTCGCCATATGCGAAACTCTTTTCCTGTCATTGTTGCACCTTCTATTCCTTTTGTTCCTTTTTTCTAGAGGTCTGATTACATCGTGGCTCATGTGGCAGTGGCTTTCCAGTACCATAGACACAGTTCAGATAAGCTTCATATGTTTCTTCGCTTGGTACTTCTTTATTCTGTTCGATATAAATTATGTACCTCTTAGATACATTGCACCAATCAGCCACTTGCACTAATGTCTTGCCCGACCTCATTCTTAATCTTTGTAATACTGTTCCGTCTAACATTTGTCTTGTCCTTCCTTAGGGCAGTGTCATTTAAGACACCACCCCCACTAAGTCAAATTATTTTTACGCTTTAGCACGAACAACAACGATTCCTGACTCATCAATCACACCGATTGCATAAGCATCTGAGCAGTAGATTGTATTAAGTCTCTTAGAAGCGTCACGAGCAACCTCAGAGAATGGAGTCTCCTTTGGAATAATGCCAAGAGCATCAGTTTTGATGATAAGCATTACTGGCTTGCTAGACTCTACACATCTGTCAGAGAGGTATACGTTGATTCCAAGGAATGAACCGATACAATCGTTTCTTACGATACCATTACCTGCCTGTGCAGTTGTTGATGTACTCTTGACGAATAAATCCATGCTGTAGAATGACTTAGCAAATGCAGAGTGTGCTACGATACCTGCTCCTGCGAAGTCCTCGACATTTCTGTCGTCCCCGAACAGACCAAGTGCATCAAGTAACTCGTCCTGTGTGATAACACCGCTTGTAGCTACTGTTGCTTTGAATGGAGCTTTAAGTGCTTCTGTGATAGCATCAGCATCCATCTTTCTTGCGATGGCAGTTGACTGATTTTTCGAAGCGTTTTCGATAGAGTTACCCATCTCAACCTCATTGTCGAAATCATAGATGTCATATGCAGGTGCTGCGATTGCTTTGATTGTGAAGCTCTTTGTCTTTGTCTTAAGATTTGTTGCAGTCATAGCAGTACCAGGAGTCCAGTCGGTAGCATCTCCATCATATACGATTGAAGGTACAGTAAGTGTTTCGCCTGGCTTACCCTGTAAGTCACCAAGAACTTTTGCCATATTTGCTACATGGCACTTTCCTGCAATCTTTTCCTGTACAAGTGCTGAGTACACTTCCGGAATAATCATGTTCTTGTTTACTGCGCTAGTTGTTGTGTTGTTAATTGTTGCCATATAAATTCACCTTATTAACCTTTCATGTTTTGCTTAATTTCAGTTACATCATTTTTGATAGTGTCCAAATCAGATTTATACGAGTGTAAAACTTCTACAAATTCTGAATTAGTTTTGGTCAACTCTTCATTGACCGCCTGTGCTTTGCCAAGATACTCATATAACTTGTCCTCTCGCTCTTTGTTCTGGTCTTGCTGACTCATCCAGATCTTCCAGATGAACCAACCTAAGAAAAGAACACACACGATAGGAAAGCCAAGCGTACTAATGGCATTTTGGATTGTGTTTACATCCATTCGTCAGTCCTTTCCGCACAATAAAAAAAGAACTGCTTAACAGTTCCTATTTACTAAGTGCTTTATAAAGTTCATTATTCTCCTGAAAAAGTTTTGCTCTTTCAGCGTACGACATTTTGGCGAAATCGGCTTTTGTGATTCCTTTGTTGGTAGCGTGATTGCCAGAGGGATTTGATACCTGTCCGAGAAAGTAGTTGCCGAGTGTGTCACCTACCTTGTCGATTGAGCCATCAATATCCTCACCAAGATTAAGATACTGAGCCAGTTCGCTAGGAAGTCCTTTAGCTTTAAGTTTATCCGCAATCGTCATTGCTCTTTCCTTATTGGCTACTTCCTTTTCCTTTGCTTCAAGATTAGCAATACGCTGTTCTAAAGCAAGTTCAAAATCAGATTTCTGCTTTGGTTTGTACTTTGCTAATTCATCATTGACAGTTTTAAGTTCCGAACTGTACTTTGTTCTGACCTTATCTGTTTCCGACTGTACAAGTTTTGTTACTGCTTCAATCTGCTCCTGTGTTAATCCTTCAATATTAAGTTCCATTAAATTGCTCCTTTCTGTGTTGCTCTATCATGCCCTCGCTGAGTTCATGTTTACGCCCCACAATACATTGTGTGTTTTGTTATATATGTAAATTGGTGCTTCCGATTTATTCGTAACCACCAAATCTACGCAACTTTGTTTCATCAAAAAAGGAACATACCGAAGTATGCTCCTAAAAATTTCTTCTATATACATTTAAGAAAATCGAATTTTTTGTAAAAATGTGCAAAAACCCTTATAAATCAAGGGTTTTCAGAGTTTTCTAAAAAGTAACATTTTGCTTTTCTCTATATACATTTAAGAGAATTGAATTTTTTTGAAAAAATGTATCTAAAACCATTATAAATCAAGGGTTTTTGAGAATTATAAAAAGTGGTTAAATTAACGTTTCTTTCTACATTTAAGAAAATCAAATTTTTTTGAAAATGTACTTTGAAAACCTTATGTATCAAGGGTTCACGAGATTGAGTTTTTCGTAACATTTAAGCGTTTCTCATTCACATGGTTTTCCATATATGATATATAGCTACACAAAAATGCTATTTTGTCCTTGTGATTCATAGGTAATATAAGGATTTCTATTTCGCTACAAGTCCATTTCTAAATCAAACATTGCTTTCCATATATGATATATGTGAAGCTAAAAATACCAATAAACCCTTATTTTACAAGGAAAATTGAGATTTTTAAAAAGTCTAGTGATTATACGCTTTTTATTTCTCCTCATAAGGTTGGATTTGCTCAAGTTCTGAAACCATTGATTTTACTAGCCTTTCTGTATGTCAAAATAATTATGTCTGCACAAAAATAGTCTATTTTGGATGCGAATTTTCTTCCCTCCATATTACGGACGTTAAGTTGAACGCTAAAAGCCTTGATTTTACTATGTTTTTGGCAAAATTGCACAATTAGTTGCCGAATATTTTTGTGCATGATATGTTATTCTCCATATAGACACAAATGAAAGTCCATAATGAATGGACTATTTAAAAAAATAACATTTAAAAATAGTCCATTACTAATGGGTGCAAAATATCATTAAAGATATGCGGAATTTTACTTGTTTTTTTGTAACTACCCTCTCCTATGTAACTTAAATTTGGTCACGAAATTCGTTGTCTGAGACAAGCTTAAACGCCGAATTTATGATAAAAAATGTCAAGGTGGATTATACTCCCCCATAGTAAAATAAATTTGGTCACGAAATTCGTTATCTGAGATACCCCCAATTTGCCGAATTTTGTAATTTTTTGCAATTTTAAAGCCGAGCCATATTAAAATAAATCAATGTTTTTTATTTTATACTCTCTCTTACATAATAAGAAAAACGGACATGGTTGTTGTAAACCTAGTTAAATCAAGGCTTGTATGGTATTAGGCTTCCGTGACATTTTTCTTTCTCTTCTATACATTTAAGAAAATCGAATTTTTTGTAAAAATGTGCAAAAACCCTTATAAATCAAGGGTTTTCAGAGTTTTCTAAAAAGTAACATTTTGCTTTTCTCTTCTATACATTCAAGGGGAACGAAATTTAGTTCCAACATCCCCATAATCACCTGATATATAAGGCAAAAATGGGGATGTTTGCTTCGAACATTTTAGTGTTTCTACTCAGTTATCTCCAAATCTTTACTTGCCGTTACACCATTGACTGTAACCTTGACAGTGAGTGTCTGTCCAAGATAATCATAAGCTCCATCAGTTAGCTTAATCTTCTTTGTATTAACGGCTGAGCCATTCGCCCAGACAACGGCTGAGTTATTTGTCAAATCAGTTGAGCCAACTGCACAAGTCCACGTAAAATCTTCGGCTGAAAGTTCAGTGACTAAACTATCTGTTATGTCCTGTCCATCCTTGTCTGCAAATCTACAGGTCATTGTCTTATATGTGCCATTAACCTTAATTGTATCAGATGATGATGATGTAAGGCTAAGTGTATATGTCGGTGCTGATGTATTTGCAATAGTCATGGTTGTAGTGCATGAAGCTCCATATGCCGTAGCCGTTATATCAACTGAACCCTCTTTGAGCATAGTCATAAGACCATTCTCGTCAACTGTAGCTATATCATTGGCTGAGCTTTGATAAGTAATAGTCGGATTGACTATTATTGAATTATTATTTGTCACAGTGTAGCTTAACTGATAAGTTGTAGAATCCTTCATATCAAATGAGCTTACACCATTATATATGATTTTATAATTGTCCTGTGGCTTAACTGTCTGCTCAAGATTGAAATATATAATACGTCCGTCAATGAACCTATTTCCTACTTTATAATAATTGCCAAAGGCTTGTAAGACATCATTGACTGCAACGGCTGATGTTATATCATTCAACTGAGCATAGATAGTTACGTCACCATTAATATAGTTCAATACTGAACCATTTTGTATATTAAAAGTGTCCTTGTCAATTGCAACTGGAATTTCATTTCCTGCAAGCGTAACAATCTCATTACACTGTTTTGCTATGGTTGAATAGAAATATCCACTCTCATCTGCGTCTTGATTGATTACAATATACTGTTTACCATTCAAAGTAAATGTAGTTCCGTAGTCAATCTTAGAGGTTTGCTTATAATATAATCTCACTTTACCCTCTGGCGATACGCTTCGATTGTTCCTACGGAAGAACACATCATACTTTGTTCCATTAAAGTAATCAATTACAGATACATTCTCACGTTGCATTGTCTTGTCAAACTGACGCTCTGTAATGTTCTGTATATTCATTTATTCTCCTTTCTTAATAATTCATCATCAAACCATTTCAAGTTACCATTCTTATCTAATGGCAGTTCCATCTTTGAGCCATCATCAAATTTAATCACCTGTGTTACTCTTCCGTTATCTGCATTGATCCATTTCTTCATAGTATTATTCTCCATCTACATCCTAATCTGTGCTTCTTTCTTCTTCATGTTGTCTAGTGGATTGAATTTTTCAAAATCCATTTGTAAATCTTGCCCGAACATTTGCAGATATTCATTTGTCACGGCTATATTACTATGTCCAAGTATGGTCTTAAGTCTCATAATATCTCCATGATTGAGCAACCATAGACGTGAGAACGAATGACGGAAAGCATGAATTGAGGTAACATTGACACCACGTTTAATATTGTAGCGGTACACCAATGTCTGCCATGTTCTGTTACTTGCCTGTCCACCATAGTTATTGCAGAAAAGAAAATCATCAGGATCTCCACCACGTACAACTAAATACTCTTGTAGGATTTCTGCTAGGCTTGCGCTGAGTGGAATAATCTGCTGTTTGCGGTTCTTTGTCTTACGCAAGGTAATTAGTCCGTCATTAAAGTTTAAATCCTTAATATGGACGTTTAGAGCCGTACTGAGACGATTTCCTGTGGCTATCATATAATTCTCAAACACCCATGTCTTGTATTCTGTAAAAGAACAAGTATTTGTGTTTGGCTTAACCAGTAGCTTCTCTAAGTCCTCGTCTGAATAGATTTCCTTGATAGCTTTTTGAGCTTTTGGCAAATGGATTTTAAATGTAGCCATGTAATTACATTCCATACAGTAATAAAGAAACGCTCTTACTGACCGTAAATAAGATACAACGGACACGTCATTAACATGATGTTCTGTCTTAAGCATATCAGTAAATCCATCGACTGTATCAATAGTTACTGAAACGATATTACCGCCATTACAATAATCAATGAATGGCTTGATTTTAGTATTGTAGGATTGGATTGTTGCATCAGATAAGTTTTTAACTCTACACTTACGAATAAATAAATCATAAGCGTCTGCAACTTTAAGAACTTTTTGATGATTCATTTGAATCTGTTGTGACAT